CGTAACACTATCTCTTTCGAGTACAGACTTATTTGCTAAACAAGCTTTGGGTTTTACTGAAACAGATGTATTAACTCCCGTAGGGGATACCCAAGTGATGGGGAGAATAATCACGTCAGGAGCCAGTACACAAGATGTTATTACTTTGGGTACAGCAACCGCAATTAGACCTTTAGCAGGTGCAAACGATAGAGCATATTTATTTATGCACAACCTAAGCTCTACAACTGGTGAGTTTATTAAAATAGGATTAAGAGCTGCTGCTGCTACTGCTAGTGCTGCTGCTGATAATTTTGCAACCTTAGGGCCTGGAGAATTTTTATTTATTCCTACTGCAGATATGCAAAGTGTTGATATAGAACCAGCCGCAGGTAATCCAGTAATTGAATTTCTTTTAATGGAAAAAGCATTAGGATAATATTTAAATAAATAAAAAATATGGCAACTTTAAAAGCAACAATTACTTTGTCAAGCACAGACTTGTTTAGCACAGTAAATTTATCAAAAACTATAACAGATAATTTAACTATAGACGGAGATAATCGTCAAGGTTTAACTGTTATTAAAACATCTGACAGTTTCACTGACATAACTATAGAAGCGTTATCAGGAAGTGGCGGAGGAGATCACGCAGCAAAAAAAGCATATGTGTATATAAAAAATCTAGATACAGTTGATGATCTAATTGTAGCAGATGATGAATCAACTGCTCAAGTATACTCTATGCTTGCCCCAGGAGAATTTTTATTCTTTCCTGCAGCAAACAATACTAAAGTACAAGTAAAATCATCAGCTAACACTCCACTTTGTGAATACCTTATTCTAGAAGTAGCTTAAACATAATTTATGGCTTACGTAGATTTTCCTAGACAAAAGCTGAGTCGAAGAAAAAAGACTCAGAAATGGGGAGAAGAATGTGTAGAGTCTGCATTAGGTTTAATAGGTATTTATGATCATACAAGACGTAGTTCTCGCTTTAAGAAAAAGCGGAACTACGATCTGTATAATGGTAAGTTCGATAAGAAGGATCTTGAATACGTTACAGATCCTTTAGGCCTAGGCGGTGTAGCGGAATTACCTGCTACTTTACAATACTATGACATTGTATCTCCTATCTTTAATCTTCTTTTTGGTGAAGAAGCTAAACGAAAGTTTAGTTATGTTGTTCGTGCAGTAAACGAAGACTCTATCACTGGCAAAGAGGTTGAGATGAAAGACGCTGTTGTTGAGATGTTCACTGGTATTATAAACCAGTATCAAGAATCAATGGCGCAGGAAAACCCAGAAGCAACGCCAGATCAATTAGCTCAAAGCATACCAGAGAATCTTAAAAGGTTAGAGAAATACTTTAACTACGATTTTCAAGATATGAATGAGTCTACAGCTCACAAACTTCTTACTTTCTTAGAAAAAGATTTAAATCTTACTAGTATGTTTCGTACTGGTTGGGAGGATGCTCTTCTTGCTGGGGAAGAAATTTACAATATAGAACAGATAGCTCAAGAGCCATCGGCAAGACGAGTAAATCCTTTAGAGTTTTATTGTCTTTTACCACATAACTCAGATCTTGTAGATGAAGCTGATATTATTGTAGAAGATACATTTATGTCTTTAAATAGTGTTATTGATAACTATTATGAAGACCTCACCCCAAAACAAATAGATGATTTAGAAAANAAGCAAGGGAATAGAGGATCAATGGAAAGTAATAGCCTTTTAAACTACCCTTCTCCTGAAAAATTATTTATAGANAACAGAGAAGGTGAGGATGCTGGCGATGTGTTTAATTACTATGATAAAGATGGTAATATACGTGTTACAAAAGTTACTTGGAAGTCTATGCGAAAAATCGGTAGACTTTCTTACTTTGATGAACAAGGTATGCCACAAGAAACAATAGTTACAGAGTCATATAAAATAGATGAAGAAACGGAGAGTCTATTGAGTATATGTGGATTAGTGAGTATTGGGAAGGTATGAAGCTAGGTGAGGATATGTATTTTAATATTCGAGCTAAAAAACAACAGTTTAGAGAAATGGATAACTTGTCTGTATGTAAGTCAGGTTATGTAGGAACTATATATAATGCAAATAACTCACAATCTGTTTCTTTAATGGACAGGTTAGTTCCTTGGATTTACATGTACATTACTATGTGGTATAGACTTGAGTTAGCTATTGCAGCTAACCAGGGTAAAATTGCACTTATTGATTTATCTTTAGTTCCCGATGGCTGGGAGGTAGAGAAATGGATGTACTATGCACAATCAATGAAGTTTGGTTTTGTAGATTCTTTTAACGAAGGTAAAAAAGGACAGTCCACTGGTAAATTAGCAGGTAACATATCTACTCAGAATAAAGTATTAGATATGGAAACTGGTAACCATATACAACAGCATGTACAGTTATTAGATTTCGTAGAAAGTAAAGTACAGTCTTTGTCTGGAGTTACAAGACAGCGATTAGGAAGTATATCTTCTTCTGAACTTGTAGGAACAACAGAAAGAGCAGTGCAACAATCTTCTCACATTACAGAGAAATGGTATGATATACATAACCAAACTAAAGTAAGAGTATTACAAACATTACTAGATGTTGCTAAAGATGTATACAGAGGTAAAACAAAAAAGTTCCAATTTGTAGCAGATGATCTTGCAACAACTACATTTAATCTAATGGGTGAGTTTGGATACCAAGAATATGGAATATTTGTATCTAATGCTACACAAGACTTACAGGCTTTAGAAGCATTAAAATCTTTAACTCAAGCAGCATTACAAAATGATAAAATGTCTATATCTGATGTTATCAGTGTTTACAACTCTAGTTCAATCGCTGATATTAAAAATAAAATTAAATCTTCTGAGGCCGAGTCTTTACAAAGAGAACAACAAGCTCAACAACAGCAAGCGCAAATGCAACAACAACAACTGCAAGTGCAGCAGCAATCAGAGCAGCAAAAAATGCAGTTCGATCTAGAAAAAGAAAATAGAGAAGACGCTCGTAATACAGAGGATAATAATACGAAGCTAGAAATAGCCCGTATGAATATGGAAAAGAAAACAGAATAAAAAAGCGAACACAATAATACTATAATTTAAAAAATTATATTTTAGCTATAGAGTTAGGATTTTAATTGATTAGACGAGTATTTTAAGTTTGTAAATATTAATTAAGTTTATATTTTTGTTCACTAATAACTAAATTTCAATTATGGCACTAGGTGATGATGCATTAGAAGGATTGGATTTAAGCGTGTTGGATAACATCATGGTTAAACCAGAGGAGAGCGACACCAAAGCACAGCAAGAAGAGAAGGTAGATGAACCTTCTATTTTTGAACCTCAATTAAAGATTAAAGAAGTTGACGAGCTTCCAGAAGTTAAGGAAGAAGAGTCAAAAGAAAAGGTTGAAGAACCAAAAGAAGAAGAAAAAGCTGAAGAAGATGAACCTGCAGCAGTTGAAGAAAAAGATCAAGAGGAACCTGTTTCTGAAAAAGAAGCAGAAAGCGATACTGAAGAAGAAGACGAAGTTAATGCACTCAGAGTCTTTGCAGAACTTCAAAGAGATAAAGGTCTTATAGATTATAAGGACGATGAGTTTGAAGGTAACGAAGAATGGATTCTTAGTAAAGTTAATGAAACAGTGGAGGGCAAAGTACAAGACTATAAAGAGTCAATGCCTGAAGAGATTAAATATTTACTAGATAATTACGAGGCTGGAGTCCCGCTTAATAATCTTTTAAATATGCAAAGCCAAGAACAAGTGTATGAATCAATTACTCTTGAGGCTCTTGAAAAGAGTGAGGCTATGCAAAAAAACATTGTTAAAGATCTTTTACTTAAATCTGGATGGTCACAAGAACGTGTAGATAAAAAAGTACAAAGATACGAAGACACTGGAGTTTTATACGAAGAGGCTGAAGAAGCTTTAGCTTCGTTAGTAGAAGTTCAGAAGAACGAAAAAGAGCAGTACGTAGTACAGCAAAAACAAGAACAAGAACAGCGTATACAAGCCCATGAAAAATGGCTTGGAGATTTAAAAAATCATATAGGCGACAAAGAAGAAATTTTACCTGGATTTAAATTATCTCCAAAAGATAAAGATAATTTATATAAGGGTATAACTAAGTTGGACAGACAGGGTAAAAACGAAATCATGAGATTACGTGAAAAAGATCCAGAGTTCGATTTAAAAATAGCATATTTAGCGACAGTCCTTAAGTGGGATTTTTCAGCGTTTGAACGGCAGTCAACAACTAAGTCAACACGAAAGTTGGCAGCCGCGATAAAGAGTACGAAGAAAACTGGTTCCAGACCAAGTAGAGGTACTTCGAATAATGTTGATTTTGGCACTATGAGAAAATCTCTGCGATAGGAGCTATT